TTTTGAACTACAGGCGTTATAGCTTCAAATGGCATATTTTGAGTTGCTTTAATATTATATCCACCAGAAGACTTTGTTTGATCTAGATATAGTTTTGGATAACCGATTCCAGTGCTTCTATCTTTTCCATCAGAAGACATATCAATTTTTATATGATAAGAATCAAAAGTAATTGGATTATCTACTGTAACGTCACTGAGATCATGAGTTTTATTAATTCTTTTTAATGAAACTCCATTAAGTTCGTATTTGTAAACCGGTGTTCCAATTTCATATGAAACTGGATTTGTTCCCCTTACGATATTGCCACCAATAGTATTTCCAGAAACAGAAGTATATTCAATAACTTCGTTTCCAATAAGTAAATATCCAGTGTTTGTTGTTCCAACACCAACATTTTCAAAGTTTTCAAACTGAGATGCATCATCAACAGAAATTCCTCCTGTAGATGCAGAATCATAAGCCACGCTTAGTTTTGTTGGTTTTATGTCAGAATAAACTCCAGAAATTTTTACTAAGTTATTGGAAAAATACATTCCATGGTTTTGATGATTGACTTTTGCATGAAGTCCGTCACTATCAACAATAATACTAGAAACTTGAACATTTCCACCAACAGAATAATTTAATTCCGTAGTTATTCCTGAACTATTTGTATACGATATAGTGTTTGCAGATCCAACTACAAAATCCCCCTGAACATTATCTAAAACTAGTTCCTGAGTTGATCCTATAGAAACAATTGACAATCTTGCATTTCTTCCAATAGAGTTTGATCCTATTGTGGAAATTCCAAGAGTATCTCCTATTTGATATCCAGAACCACCACTAGAAATTGTAGCCGCAATTGCTACTCCGTTATTGATAGTAACATTTGCTGTAGCACCTCTACCATTTCCAGTAATCGTAACCAAATTAACATTTGAGAAAGTAAATGCACTTGAAGAAGGAGTATATCCAATTCCGGCATTAGAGATGCTAAGATTTCCTACAGCAGTTCCTGCAGTTCCAACCAAGTTACCAGTAGCATTTGTTCCCAATTGAGAGAATGTATTTCCTAAAACATATCCAGAATCTGAAATAGAAGTTGATAATCCCAATCTCAATTTTCTAGAATAAAATGTTATAGGATTTGGCAACAATGTTGGAACTTGCCCATTACCTTCAGAAAGTTCTGGATTATAAAAATCAACAGATCCAGACTCCAAGAAATCTGCCCTATAAAGAACAAACTTAAGATCTTCCCACTGACTTGCTTCCCAAGTAGATGCATTTTGTGATTTAAATAGTGATCCTAAATATGGCTGATTTGAAATAAAGGTTCCTGAAATAATATCGTTTTCACCAACTCTAGATACAAAAACACTATATTTTGTTGAATTTGATGCTAAACACATAGCATATTCTTTTCCACCCTCAACATAAACAGGAGCTTTAAATTCGAATGATGTGCCAACAGATCCATCAGAAGAAACGATAATATCATCTGGATCTAAAACAATTTCAGAAAATGGAAGAACTCTTTGTGTTGGATATCCGTTTTCCATCGTTCTAAGTTGGAAAACAACAGGAACATCCATATCATCCTTAGATTGGAAGTATACATCGCATTTCGTTAAAAATACTCCAGTTTCATCTTCAACTAAGAATGATTGTGCAAGTGGATCATACCATCCAATCACAACGTTCTCTCTACGTTCACCAATTACACTGCTTCCAGAAAGTTGAGTTCCTAGAGATTTACTTACAATTTTGCTTTGGAATTCTTGTTTTTGTTCAACTCTAGCATTTCTTACAGAAATAATATTTTCTTGAACAGTTTCAAGAGTTCCTGAAGAACTATAAGATTCTTCTGCTAACGATGTTGCTACATCTTGATTATTTTGATCATCATTTACTAAAGTAAACACCTTTACTCCAGATTCAAATCTTGGATGATTGATATTATTTGGATCTGGAATAAAGAAATTGCCAATCAACGTAGCAGTTAGGTCTGATATGAGTCTAACATTAGTAATAGTTGCCTTAGCACCACTTGTTTGTCCGACCAAAACCATTCCGGTTTCAACATATCCATAATATTTTCCTTGTGCTTGATCCGATAACGAAGTAGTATCTACGTTTAATATTTTTGATGTTGATGAATATGATGCTTGTAATACCTGATTGTTGTATGGATTATTTGGGAATATTTTTGTTGGTGTATTGTATGGTCCCTCTCTGTGATTTGATTGTGCTGCTCTAAAGGTTATCTTTGGACTTGTATTGATTAAATTGGGTCCAAGTCCAGTAGATATTACCGATCCAACTACGGTTTCTCCCACTTCAAACGTTCCAGAAATCATATTAATCTCAAGAAGTTTTGGAACACAATATTTTGTTACATCAACGCCATCAAAAAATGCATAAAATTGAGTTAGTGGTTTTACTCGTTTGGATACAAATTCCACATTTCTTGATCTCATCACGGGGATGAGATCTCTACTTACAACCCTATCTCCTTGAGAGATTTTTTCGTATTCTTCAGTAACAAAAGTTCTTACTCCCGTTCTAGATTCAACTCCAGTTTGTACAGTTTCTTTGAAGGTATCTTGAATTGTTTGAGTAACTCTAGTTCCATATGCTGGAATTCTTCCTCTCCCACCGGAATGTCCAACCCAACCTCTGTATGCAGGTCCACTAGTTTGAGTTCTTGTTTTATTTGTGGTAATTACTTCAGTTCCAGTCCAATTTGTTTCCCAAGAGTCCCAAATTACAGATCCAAAACCAGTTTGAGGATCAATTTTACCAGAATCTGCCAATTTATTAACAGTTTCTGCATAATTACCTTCAACATCGATAACTTTTGCGTTAAGTCTAGCAGTATCAACCCAAGTATCGGATGATGGAGTCAACTCCAAAGTTCCTTGCCAAAAACTAATCATGAAAGGAGTAACACTTTCAGTTCTAGTAGCAAATGTTTGCTTTAACCACTCAACTTCTGCATAATCTAAAGTAACCACATCGTTTGATTTTCTTACATTATTTCCTTCTATCGTTGAAAAAGAAAGGTCTGCAGTTGGATTTGTGTTTACTACAGGTCCAAAAATTAAATCAATAGAATTTGTATAATGTTTTGGTCTGATTTCCTTATTTTTTCTATCTAAACTATTTTTAATGTCAATTTTATCTTCTTGTGCCTGAAAAGACGAGAAATTATCTACAAAAAATCCAGATTTAAATCTGTTCAACCCATCTGAATCTGGAATGAACAGATTTGCAGTATTTGTTTCAAGTAAAGAAAGTGCAGTATAATACTCTAAATTTTTAATTCGATTTTCAAGTTGTTTGATATCCACCATTCGATATCTCTTATGCTCAAGGAACTGAATAGAAGCTTGAGTAACGTTATAAAGATATGGTGGCAAATTTACAGTAGCTATTTCAAGAGCATCATCTACAGAAACTGGTTTTTCGGGTTTTTCTGCAGGAGTTCCATACTTTATTTGGAATTTTCCATCTTTTGTAAGAAAAATTCTATCAATTCTACCCAAATAGAATGAAAAAGTCGTTAAAATAGACTCATCGGATGCTAAAATATTAGCAGAGGAATTTCCATTCTGATTAAAAGTTCTTCCCAAAAATTCTAATGGAGATCTTTGTCCCTCAGATGTTGTATATGTAGAAACTCTTGGTCTTATATCAATAATATCTGAAGTTGAAACTCCGTTTATTAATTGAATATCTTTTGAATATGAGAATTGATTGTATGAATTTATAGTTGTAATATCACCATCATCTGAAGAGTCATAATAACCATTTGAGAAGTAAATAACTAACTTTTTAGAAGGTTCTGAAGAATCTGCTTTTCTTTTAATAGATCCATAGTCATAAAAACTACCTTCTTGACCATTTGAATATGTAAAATTGGAGGAGATATCAAAACTTAACGATGAAAGTGCAGAAATTGTACTTTGTATATTTGACTCTTGAGAAATAATTGTTTCGCCTTCTTTAAATTGATTTTCATTCTTATAAATAAAACCAATTTGAGAGTCTGAAACTTTTTCAACACAAATTGCTACAGCATCACTAGTTTGCCCAACCAAAAGTTCCCCAATAATAAATTCATCAGTCGTTGTTGAAATGCTATTGATAGAGGAAAGAGTAACTCTTGGTGAAGTTGGAGTCGAAGTATCGGACGATTCAAAAATACCATGCAACTCCACAATATCTGGGGTATTAATAGAAATTATTTCATCTTGTACTCTAGTACCAAAAGGATAATTACCATAAGTTAATCCATCATTCAGAGTTGTTGCTCCAATTCCAGATCCTTGATATTTTGACTTATCTATTACAATAGAATTTACTCTATTTTTTATTTTTTCTTTCGATTTTGGTTTTATTTTTCTGAGTGTTGTGACTAAAGTTGCTCCGGTGTCATTAGAACCAAGATTATAAATTTGAAGTTGAGATCCGCCAGATAAGAAAGAAAATTTATCTGAAGTTAATTCTTCAGTTGTCCCATCAGATCTAATTAAAGAGTATCTCTCTGGATCAAATGCCAAGAAAGTTTCATTTGTCCCAGCATCTACTGGAGTTGCAAGTTGATTTGAAGAAATATTAACGGTAAAGACTTTTCTTATGCTCAAAGAAGCATCGGTCAAATCTACTGATTGGATATTTGGTTTTGGTAACCTAGTGTATAGAGTATCGTCTGTAGATTCGTCTAGTTTGGTTGTTAAAATTTTAAAATCAGTAACATTTAGTGTTGAATTTGGTAATTTGCCATTTGCAATTCCAGAAACAGTAGCAACTCCAACGATTGTTATGGAATTATTTTCAACACTGGTCACTTTAGCAACAATTGGATCATCAGATGATGATAAATCGGTATATTGTACTAAATTATTTTCTTTTACTACACTACCAGGAAAAAGTGAATTTGTACTTCTGACTGTACTTATTCCACCAGAAAATTCACTAATAGTAGCAACACCAACGTTAAATGATGTAGACTGAATAATATCTGCAGAAAAAGTGGATGCTGATCCAACAGTTCCATATACAGATTTTACATCTGAAATTTTGTGGGAAGTTACCGCAACAGCAATTCTTCCATCTTGAATTCCATCAAAAATTAAAGATTCGTTTGGAATAAACTCACCTTCAGTTTCATACACTGTAACTGCTATTCCAGAGCTAACGGAATATCTTAAAAATCCTGTTGCACCACTATTCGATCCTTTTACAAAAGTTGGTACAGAAAGAGATACTGGCTCATTTACTGTAATATCAGTATTTGTTTGAATATCAAATAATGAAATATTCCACTGATTTAATTTATCATCAGAAGAACTATAAGATCCCGATTCTAATCTAAAATCATAAACTCTAGATACTCCAATTTCTTTTCCTGGTGATGTAGTCGAAGATATTCCAACTCTACTATCACGTAAACTTAAAACATATGTATTTCCAATACCAATAACTGGAGATCCATAAACACGATTCAATTTTAATGTTGAACCTGTGTTATAGATGATAGATTGATTTTCTATAGTTTTCGTATTTCTTGGTTTTTCAACATCTAAAAATGTTGGAGATAGAGACTCTAACTCATATCCACGAACAAAAGCTTTTCCTGGAGAAATTTTATATAATGCTAAATCTTCAGATGGAGTAGATCCCCCAGGAGTGAATTGACCTGCATTATACAATCCCCTATTTCCAAGTTTATCATTGAGTGATTCTAAAGGGGTTATATCAAAGGGCTTTACATAATAATCTCCGGATTCTGCATAAGTTCTTCTGGCAAGAACATCTGTTAAATCACCATAAAATACTCCATTACTATTTCCACCACCACTAGTATTACTCGTTTGCTTTTTTTGAGATCTTAGTATACCATCAGAAATAGTTGCGAGTTCAATAAAGTTATCATCATTAAAATCATTTAATGGTTTTTTAAATAGTCTAGTAGAAATTTTTAGTCTATCTGCACCTGGTGCAGAATAATTATTAAATCCTTGAGAATTATCATTTAAATTTTCATCAATATTTGAATTAATAATCTCTTCTGTTATGAATAAACCAACTCTATAACTTGGATTGCTACTATATTGGTCAAGAATTAAAGTTTCTTTTTGTACCTCAACAAACTGACCTCTGATAAAATAAACTCCATCTTGAATTTGAAAAGATGATCCAGTTGCTGCTGCTCCATTGGATATGGTAATTGCAAAGGGACTTCCTTGTTCAATGACAGTATTTCCTAACAATCCAGAAGAAATGGTTGTATCTGATGTGATACTTTCTCCATCCAAAAACTGTTGTGTTGAATTATTTTGAGTACTAGAACTTAAATAATTAATGTATAAAGTAAGATTTCCATTTTCTGAATTTTCTGGAAATAAAATACTATCTACATATGCTGTTACTCCAGAAGTTTGTCCTGTAATTTTAGAACCTAAAATTTGATCAACATAAGCAGATACAGGAACTCCTTGATATGTATTATTTAACTGTACGCAATAATATAATTGATTATATCCTGTATTTCCAGGTATTACTCTAGAACCTTCTTTAAAAAAATGTTGCCCAAATTTTTCAATTTGGTTTTGCAGTATTGACTGAAGAGTTGTTAATTCTCTAGCTTGAACTGGATATCCGGGTTTGAATAAAACTCTGTAGTAATTATTGTTCGAATCAAAATCATCAAAATATGGTGATACGTTGAGGTTCGTTTGCTGAGGCATAATTCTTTAGAACTGCAAAATAACTTTAATATCTTCTTTTTGATTAGACGATCTTGTAATTGATGGTCTGTTATCAACGTAAATTATATTACCTGAATATTTTTTAACTTCAGGGTTAGAAACTCCATTATTAAACGTTTGTCCTAGGTAATATGTTCTATTATTTATTACTGTAGATATACCCGTAAATGATGTGCTAATTGATAGATTGACACTTCCACCTGTTATACTCAAACTTCCTCCCGCAAGAGGTGAATTTGTAAATTCTACTAAATCATATCCATATGTTGGATTTGTTTGTGCAATTCCAGCTGTAGAAAATCCTACAAGACTTCTATCTTGCCAATATTTTAATACTCCAGTAATTTGATTATAACTAACTACTCTACCAACAGCAGTTGTTCCTGTAGAAACTGTTTGTGTAATGAAAGAATCTGCAGTAAAACTTGCAGTACTATATCCTATTCCTGTCAATCTAAGAGCTGGTAATGCACTTGCCTTATCAGATTCTAAAATTTGAGAAGAACCGAAAGATTTTGGATTTTCAACTACTCCAACTCTTGCAATTTGGTTTCCAGTTATAAAGTCCGGATTTTCATTATCATTTTCAATTCTAGAATATAAAAGAACATTATATGCACCCAGTTCTCTGTAAATATCTGCACCGTGACCGCCATTTGGGGAAATAATTACATCAAAAGTTGGTCTTGTTGATCCAGTTGGAACTCCTCCAGATTCTAAATCAACGTTTCCATATGTATATCCAGAACCTTGATTTGAGATTGTTGCAGACTCTACTTGTTGATTGTTATTAACTACTACAGTACATTCAGCACCAGTTCCATCACCTTTGATAGGAACTCTAGTATAAGTTCTATTTGCGGTTCCTACACCAACACCACGATTTGTTACTGTTACAATTTTAATAGATCCATCAACAGCATTGTCTCTAACAGCAGCATTGTCAGAATCAGTTTCCCAATTTGTTGGGACTGGCATAAATTCTGTCGATTCAAATTTTATAATATCACTCGGTTTTATTGTATACAAATATTTCCAAACATATCCATCACCACTAGTTCCAGCAGATCTTGGTTCTAAATCGGTAAAAGTTGGTTGATCGAGAGAAGGTCTTCCAGTTGGATTATCTGGATCTGTTCCATTTTGTAAGCATATGTATACCTTAAAGTCTTCATTTACAACATAATAAAAGGAAGAGTATAAATTTGTAGCTCCAGAAACTGCAGCAATATTTGATCTACTATAGTCATGTCGATACATATCATACTTTGTTCCAGATGACCACATTCTCTTTTGAACAACCTGTCGAACATCTGAAGAATTTATTTTCTTCAATGCAATCATTGTATCCCAATAATCATTCTCTTGATCAAAATTATCTTTTGGTGCTGGAGGATTTGAATCCCAATCAGATTGATAATCTGAAGGATTTGGTAGTCCAACAAAAGAATAATACGAATTGAGGTTTGTTGTTATTCCAGCAACAAAATTCTTCGCATTTAATATTCTAATTTGGTCAGTTATAATTGCAGACATTTCTAATGGTTTTTTACTTATTTATTAGAGATTTTGCGGCACTATAAAATGAACAATAATACATTAAATTAATAAATTAATGAAATAGTATTATTTTATAAAATAAAAAAAATTAATTTGAATAATAAACTTTTAGTGGCCATTCAGGATCAAAATTAATTGTTTTGAGTTCTTCAATTGTAGTTGCATTATCGATCTCATTTTTTATACTTTTTTCTGCGGTATAAACATTATTTGAATATGTCACAATGAAATCAACTATTTTACTTGCGTCTAATTTAGTTATTTCTTCAGTTCCATTTAAAAAATCCCAAGAATGAACATCAGTATCTTGACTATTTGATGATATAATAAATGAAAGACCGACTTTTGTTTCGGTATTTGGAATAAAATCTTTATTGTTCCAAGATAAAACTTCCAATAATTTTTCTTTTCTTTGTCTTCTAATATCTGCTTTTATATTATTTTTACTAACTTCAAACCAATCTGATTCATACTTATAACCAACAAAATTAAAAGTTTTAAAGGGAACCCATGCACAATTTTCATATCCTGCCCATGACATATCAGATAATTTTTCATCAGAAAATAAATTCAATCCATTAACATTTCTCCAGTTTTCTGGAAGTTTTTGGATTAAATCTTCAATTTGTTTAGTTGCAGTATTTACATAGGTGTAGTAATTCATTCTTCTTTCTTAGATTTCTTTTTAGATTTTTTTGTTTCACTATCTTCAAGTTGTTTTTCTGAAGATTCTCCATGTGCCAATTTATATTGTTCTTCAACATGTTTTCCATCTAATTGCCATGCAGCAGCACCTTTCCATGCAATCCTATCAAAACCAATTCTTTGATCAATAACTTCTTCCCATCCTCTCCATGAAGCAAAATTAACTTTTGGTCTCATCGCAATTTCAACGCCAATCCCTGCTGCTAATTGTTCAATAATTTCAACTGCTTCTGTTGGTTGCATTTGTGCATACATAAAATTATTTTCTGTACGCATTTGAACCTCAACAATTCCACCAAATGCTGTTCCTACAGTAATAGAACGAGCACGATGACGAATTGAGTTTACAGAATCTAATTCATTTTGTTCATAGAGTTCATGTATTTTTCTTCTGGTTTCAGATTCAGTAAAAACTTTATCATTTTCATTTTCTTTTTTCTTTGCCATTGTGAAAAATCATAATACCTATACTTGGTTATTTATATCCCAAGTAATAGTTACAAATCCACCAGGAGCAACTGTGATTGGATATGTTGTTGCTGGTGTTACTGCAACAGGAAAACTAGTTGATGGATTTGCAGTTCCACCTGCTCCACCTGCTCCACCAGTTCCAGGATTTCCATCACTTCCTACTCCTCCAGCACCACCGCCAGTTCCAGGATTTCCTGGTCCTGGGCTATTTCCTGCACCAGTTCCATCAGTTCCCGGATTACCTGGTGTTCCGGGATTTCCAGGATTTCCTAATTGATATCCACCTGCACCGGCACCTCCACCACCCCATGCACCACCGCCGCCTCCACCACCACCACCAGCTCCAGTATTATCTGGTGCATTTGAACCTCCACCACCGTTACCCCCTCCTGATCCAGAACCTCCAGGTCTTCCATCAGAATTAGATGGAGAACCTGAAAATGTCAAATCAGCTCCTTGACCACTAGGACATCCTTGACCACCTGGGCTACCAGATCCGCCATTGCTACTGCCACCGGGTTGGCCAGAATTGCCAATTCTACTTCCAGGATCTCCAGGTGAATTTGCAGAATTTCCTGTGAATAAAGGTCCACCAGGATTTCCAGGTGCGTTTGATGCGTCTGCTGTTGGGTTGACAGGTCCACCCCCACCTCCACCACCTCCACTTGCACCTCTAGTTCCACCTCCTCCACCACCTCCACTATTACCACCTGCTCCACCATTGCCACCAGTTCCAGTTCCAGCATTTCCACCAGTTCCGGGATTTCCTTGATTTCCAGGATTTCCAGCATTCCCTGCATTTCCACCAATACCATTATTTCCAGGATTTCCTGCATTTCCACCAATACCATTATTTCCAGGATTTCCTGGGTTTGCCGGTCCAGCATTTCCAGCTAACCCACCAACAAATATAACACCAAAAGCACTTGAAGATTGTCCTACATTTCCTGCATTTCCTGGTGTTCCTGGATTTCCAAGATTAGCT